TATAAGGATCGGCGCAACAAACGCGGTGAGCTTATCCTGTCACTAACGCCAAACTGTCATCGGATAATCTTGGCAGACGAATTGGTCTGGATACTAAAAGCGGAAGTCCAGGACGAATGGCAAGTTGAACACATAGAGTAGGAGGATACCAATGGATATTAAGCGAGCGAAAGAGATAAGGGAATTGATGGTGATGTCTGAAGAGCGGCAAAATTTTATGACACGCCTACTCATTGAACGTTATGAAGAGCTTAAAAGTCAAGTCCCTCGCGATGGCAACAGCAGCCTGCTAGACACAAACACCCCAGAATTTAGAATCTTGGAGGCTTTTGAGAAGCATAGTGAGAAAATTCAATACCAAGAGGATCAACTACACCAGCGAGCAATGAGAGCATACTTTGACGCTATCGAATCCGCTATCAATGACGCAGAACATGGTATGGATGGGACTAGAGCAGATCCTATAGACGGACTACTAGAGCCAAAATAATTAGAAACTCACAGAGGAATTAAGTGGCTACATTTTGTCCATTCTCACCCAAACGAAAGGATTGCCTAACCACCTGCGGGCTATGGAATGATCAAACAAATGCTTGCTCGTATAAAACCGGCTCTGCTAGATTACTCATTATCGAGGTAGCAATTGATAACCTGACTGAAGCGGTGAAATCACTCTCACAAACGCTTAACGATTTCGGACACGCAACGATGCACAGCCGCTGGTGGAGGAGGAGATAATCTATGAGACCAGTCTCCATTGGTTTCGATTTTGCAGCACATCCCTGGAAGCCTAATTCCTCATACAAACCGACAACAAGCCGTCAGAAAGTTGTCTGGTTTTTCTTCCGACTTCGGTGGCTAGCGTTAGGACGAGTCGTCAACTTCTTCTGGCAGCGAAAATGCGGCAAACTAACTCTGGTCAATTCAACGCGTAAGTTATAAATTGACCAGTCGCTACGGAGAGAGACAATGAATTTGACACCCTCTCAGGTTTGTGAGCAATTACAAGTTGACAAGAGAATTCTCTATCGCTTAATCAGGGAGATGAATCTCCCAAGCATTTTGGTTGACGGACAGAGAATGATAAGGTTCAAGGATTTTGACCGCTGGTGCAAAGCGCATTCTGGCGTCCTACAAGCCCTCGAAGATTCCAGACAAGAATCATACCAAAACGCTAGTTTCTGAAATCTTTTTTTTCGCACATAACAACTGTAAAACAGGAAAGCGCATATGAGCCAAATTTGGAGTTTTTTGCTATTTTCGCATCACTTGTCAATAAAAAACCCCTGTTTTCTATCACATTTTCCAGAGTGTCAGATAGATTCCGAGCGAAAGACTTGTAGACTGTTTATTCATCATCGTCTACAAGTTACACACGATGCACATTCGGCTACTCATATTGCCCACCAGAACCAATACTTTCGTGCTCCCTATATTCTTACATGATAGCGGAGCGGGAAGTTTTTGCTTTTAACATTTGTTAAAATATTATGGACGTTCAAGATTTTGTGACAGCTTGCGTTAAGGTAGAATGGGCGATCTGCTACTTAGGTAGGAGATATATCAAGCCACAGGCGAAAAAATCAATGTGGAAATTGGCGGTTAACGCCTTCGAGGAGCTGGTAGGAGACGGCGAGGAGTGGGAAAACTTCACAGCGTTAGTCATCTCATGCGTTGACAATCCACCGAAAGAGAGAGGCGAAAAACTGGACAAGGCTTGGGATATTTACGAAACTGCCAGACTGGAATTGGTCAACAAACACAAATTCAAGCTCCCTACGGATTCAGATTCCTCTCCCCCCTAATATCACAATGCAAGAATGTGCCATAGGCTATAACGTAGGGGAAGTATTCTCTGCATATTTCCTCAAAGTCATCCATGAGCCGGCGATTATATGGCGATTGATCAACTGCTTTTCCAGGAAGATGATAGCTGTCATCCTTGCCACCTTCAGCCTCGTTATGGCGAGGACACCTTACCCACGAATGGACTTTGATAGGACTCCCGAATCTCTGCCTTACCAGGAATTCAATTGATAGCAATTTTGGCTGTAGAATGATCAGACCGCAACCACATCGACACGCGATCTCCCGATAAGTAAAATATGGAATTGGCCGGTAGTCATAGTCAATGTGATTCATTTTAATAATCCCAGAAAAGATGGAAGCTCTTTGACACCTAACAGAACTAATAGCAACGCGATAGCAATGCCCATCAATCTCACAATCCACCTCTGCTGCGTTTCGACTTTAGTAACCCGATCTGTCAATCCACTACCTGGATTGCTGTTCCCATAAAGGCACTCATGGATCGCTTTCACCATCTCATAAATCCTCTCTACCTTCTCCTCCGATTCTTTACTCATCAAAATCCCTCCTCCTACAAACCCAGAGCATTGGAGTGAACGTCTGCTGCATGTAAGGCTGGAGACCATAACGTTCGCAGGTGTTTGCTATATCCTGATAGCAGATTTCACATTGACCAGTTCCGTCAAACTCCTCATCAAACACCCGATGATCGTGCCAGTAGTCATGTGCCATGATTATATCGCCGGGCTTCAAATGTGGAGCGAAGGTCTTGAACTCCGTTTGTTTATCCCCATTATCACACAAAAGGAGCGACATTCCCGAATGTTGAAGCCCGCCAATAATCTCCCTTCGCAAGTCAGAGAAAACATCCCCCGCTGCTAGGGCAACTCCAAATGTATTAAGCAACTCTACGAGCCGATAATCCTTCGGCAACTTCACATCGCAACTGTAAACCGTGCAATTAGTGACATAACTATAGAGACCCAAGAATACCGTCAATCCTCCGGCTCCAGTTCCAAGCTCAATAATCCTTGCAGGACGTGTTCGCTTGAGTAATCTATTAAAGGCATCAATGATCCCTGGCTGTTGTTGCATTGATAATCCCATCACTTTGATCATATTAAGCTCTCCACTTTCTGGAGCACATACTTGGCGCAGTGTTGCACTAAATGATGTTCCCGAATGTGATTGAGTCCATTGGTAGTGAGATCCCGCAAATAATCCTCCTGCGAATCTGAGAGAATGTGATCCAGCTTTGCCAGCATATCTGCCTCGCTCGTAAAGAAAATAGCATTGACACCATTAGTAAAGTCATCCCTCACCTCAATCGTGCTCTGGTGATTGTAAGTGAAAAGACAAGTGCCTTGTCCTGGAATTTCATAGAGCCGATTGAGATTGAATAGTCCATTCGCGCTGGGAGGTAAGCTAAAACTGACCTTCGCTGCTCTCAATATCTTCACATATTCTGCATAATTCTGTGTATACAGTTGCGGATAGATATTGTCGTATCGCTCCTGCAATGCCTCAATGTAAGGGACACGACCAGGCCAGCAAGTCCCTGCGAAAAATGTATCAAATCCTTTGACAGGAACACGCTCAGGCATCCGCTCCTCCAACTCAGAATAGGAAATAGGATACCCGTCTCGCTCGTGGCGTTTTTCGCAGTAGAATTTGGCAACCACATTCAGATCCTCAAAATTCCACACAGACTCGATACTGAGCCCGTCCTGAGAGACGATAGCGCACCCTGTATGCCCCATAAAAGAGAGGATGTGGGCATAGACACCATGAAGATAAGGAAACGTCCATATATCGCCAATAAGCACCAAATCGAAGAAGCCTTGCTCCAGTTTGGATGTAATATCTCCCACAGCCAGCAATCCATCCATTGGCAGGTGCAAATAATTCCACCAGTGACCTTTACAAAAGAGATTATGCTTGAAAGGAAAGGCAAACAAAGTCTTACCCCATTCGTGACCTGTTCTCATTAGACCTACCAGAATTCGATCACTCACAGATTGGCTGTGCGTGGATAATAGATACAGGATATTCATATTACATACACAAGTAGGTTAGATGTATTTGCCCATCTGCAGAAACGTCCAGCCGCTCGACCGAAACGGTGTCAAAATAGCGAGCCAATAGATCGTGCAAATCTGACTGGCTAAAATGATGTAGATGAGTCATATGATCGCACGTATATCCATCAGGGACAGAGCCGACAAATATGCCACCGCTTTCGAGGATCGAGCTAATCTTCCTGAGGACTGGATCGAGACGCTGTATATGCTCCAGACCTTCCCAGAACGCAACCACATCAAAGCGACTGGTGAAGCTCTGTTCTTCAAAGGCCGCACGTATGCAAGTCGCTCTCAAGCCCCAGCGTATAAGTCCCTGTTTAACATACTCAATACACACGTCTGCTATATCAATCAAAGTGGCGGAGCGGATAGAACCATCGTTCAACAAGGTTAGGGAAAAGCGACCATTGCCACAGCCGATCTCCAGAAGGTCACCGCAATAGCAACCTCTGTATTGCTTTTCTGGAGGGGCCAAAACGAGATTATCGGCGACGTTACACTTTTCTGTCATGTGCTTATTATATATCTCTCGCCAATTGTGGGTATTCATGTTCATAATGTCATCCTTTCAAAAAAGAGCGTATTGAAGGAACACAGCATAAGCGGATTTGGGAAGATATAATAGTCCGATGGGAGCGGACATTCCACAAAACCGAAATGGCCAAAAAGCTCAATCCAAAACTCTCTCGGATGTTCATTTGGATGTTCCCACACATCCGGGAGACTGAAGGCAGGATAGAGCCATCTTTCTTTGCCTATCAAAGACAGACGCACACGATGAGGTAAGGGATTGACAGATGTGAAGTAATTATGCAAGACACAACCATCAATCGGATCGAGGGATCGAGTCATTGGCATTCTGAGAAAGATAAACTCAGACGACACGCGAGTCACTTCTCTAGCAGCCACCATGATACCTTCATAATCGTGTAGATGTTCAAAGACATCAAAGCATATAACCATATCAAAGGTGGAATCTCCGAAAGGGATTCCAGACGATATGTCTGCTTCCAGCAGATACTCTTTTACTTCTTCTGACGAATGATGAAGAGGAAAGTGAGCGAAATCGAGACCATATGCTTTCTTCCCCAAAGCGCGAAGAGCATGTGTATATGCTCCAACAGAGCAGCCACAGTCCAGGACTGTATTGAACTCTCTGAGATCTACCAGCATCTCCAATGCGACTTTCATGCTTTGGATGTCATAAGTAGGAATCCCATCGCTATTAACGTGCCTGCAATGGTCTACAAAATAACTGGCATCGTAGCCTGCCCTTCTCTGTTCATAATTCATCAGAGCAAAGCCTCCACAATGTCTATGAGATACTTAGCAGTATGCTGCACTAAGTGGTGATCACGAATGTGATCCAGAGCAGCCCTAGCTGTCGCCGCCAGCTTGGCCTCATCTGCCAGCAGAGCCTCCAGCTTGGCAATCATATCATCCTCATCCGCAAAGAAAAGGACATCCTCTCCATCGGTGAAGTTTTGGCGAACCTTCACTGAGGGATTGTAGTTCCAATTCATTATGGAGCAGCCCTGCGCTGCGCCTTCCCACATCTTGTCACTGTTCTTGAACTCGCCCGGCAAACCAAATGTCACCTTAGCTCCCCGAATTGCTGTTACATACTCTGACCAGACTGTGGAGTAATATTCATCATGAATATTGGCATAGCCAGCGTCCTGGAGAGCTTTAATATATTTCTCTCTTTCTGGATGCTTCGCCCCTGCAAAGAATGTGTCATAATGCTTCTCAGGCACACTCTCTGGCACACGCTCCTCCAATTCTGACCATCCAATAGCAAACGATCCAATATATTCCTTCTCCCGCTTCCGCTCTGAATAGAATTCAGCAATCCTATTGACTGTGAGGAAATGCCAGTCATGATCGATCAATTGGTCGCTCTGACTTATCACGATACAAGGCGTGTCGCCCAAGCTCTGCAAGATCAACTCATATCCCATTTGCAATTCGGGATATGTCCAGATATTGGCTATGAGAGCCACATCGAAAAACCCATAATTGAGTCTGGCTATGACATCTCTCATATCTAGCAAGCCATCAAGTGCCAATCCCATATAAGCGTGGTGATCTTGGCTTCTATAGAGATTAGGCTTGTATGGATATGTAAACAACTGCTCTCCAAGCTCATATCCAATTCTTGACAGACCGACAATCAGTCTATCATTGACAGATTCCACATTTGGTGATGACAGGTAAAGGATATTCATAATGCTCCCTCCTATTTGTACTCTCCTACCGTTCCTGACCATGAGCTAATCTCAGACATTTCCGCCTTCATGTGGATATACATTTTCCAGATTGTGTCCTGAGTCAGATCCTTTGTGCAATATGTTACCCACGCGGTCTGGTCTCCACAAACTTGGAAATAATGAGAGAAGTCACGATCCAGGATTTTGATTCCAAACTTCCCTGGATTATTCCATAATTCTGTGCCTGGATAAATGATTAGTGGATAGATTGAGTGCTCATGCAGTTTCATAGTTCTGGCAAAATCCAGAGTCTCCTCTATCGTTCCCCATGACTCTCCTGGAAAACCGACCATAAAATATCCCCTAACAATGTGTCCAGCATCTTTAGCTCTTCTAATCCCCGCCTTGATCCGCTCTGGCGGCTCGCCCTTATTCATGTGATCAGCATCCAGAATCATAGACGATCCACTTTCCACTCCGATGGCAAGGTGGCGACATCCACCTTCATATAAAAGCTCCGCAACACCAGGATTTGCTAACGTGTCTCCTCTGACAAAGGCGCGATAGATAATATCATACTCTTTGACCAACTCAGTAAACCGAGCCAGCCACGAATACTTCAAAGCAAACAAGTCGTCCTCGAATCTGAAAGCTCTCCTCCCAAGTGCTCGATGAAATGCAATCTCCTTCACTACATTCTCAGGAGACCGGAATCGCGGCTTATTGCCTTTCCCCATAATTTGGGAGTTGCAGAAGACACAGGAATATGGACATCCTCTGCTTGACTGGAGGCTGATGGATGGCATCCCACCAACTATGCGATCATAACTTCCCAGATTGACCAGAGAAAAATCAGGGAAAGGCAGAGCATCCAGATTAGCGAAAGGTAGTCCTTCCACAATGCGCCTAGTAGCAATGCCCCTCAGAATCCACTCTGTTGGCATCTCTCCCTCGCCAGTCACTACAAACTCAAAGTCTTTAGCGACTTCTCTTGGTAACGCTGTCGCGTGAGGGCCGCCAGCAATCATTCTGGCATAGGGATTCACAGAGCGGCAACGCTCCACAATCTTCTTTGTGCGATGGTATGATGTGGAATATGTTGTGAATCCATACCAGTCAGCGACAGGGATTTTCCACTCAGACTCCTCCTGCCCGGATAAATCCAAAAACGTAGCCCCATATCCTACCGAGCGGAGATAGCTTGTGATCGATAAAGCCCCTAACTGTGGCTGCAACCTATCTTGCTTCAGTTCAGGCACCGGAGTCTGAATCATGCACAACTGCAACTTCTATCTCCTCCTCATATTGATGATCCATGAAAATCTCATCCTCTAGCTCCTTGCCATATTTCTTCAGATACATCTCCATCGCATCATCATATCCGAGCATATATGTGAATTGTGTTCCATTCATGACTCCAGGAGGATCACCAATGTATGGGAAGGAGCAGGCGTCGTCTTTGTAGCCCATGACATGGCGAATCGCCCAGGCTGCTATCGCCATATCACCAGCTTGACGAACATGCTCCATAGGCTCTCCCCACGCGCCCATCGTGATATTTCTGATGTGTTTCTCCACCTGTGCCTCAAACCCACTAATCCAGCCATAATGGTATCGAAACGCGTGTGGTAGGAAAAGATAATCCTCAGAGGTGACTTCCGCCAAATCCAGATGTGGCCCATGATGGAAATATGGTCTTAACTCCATCGAGATGATAGGCACGTCTCCAATCACTGGCAGCTTAAACCACTCATTGAGAGTACCTTCACCGCCGCCATAGAGTCTAACGTGCTCTTCATCCAGCCAGAATTCTATGAATAGGCAATAGAAGACCTTGCGCTCTGGGAAGGTTCTCACAGCATTGCAGAGCATTTCTATGTCTTTCTTGTCGTAGATCATGTCTCCGCAATGCAACAGCAAATAGTCTCCAGTAACTTGACTCAGGCCAGAGTTCCGCTGAGTAGATTCGTCCCATGAGCCATCGGGCAGCGCATACTTTCCAGTCATATACCTTATCCTTTTCGGATACTTCTGGATGTAGGATTCGATGATCTCTGGAGTGCGATCTGTTGACGGCCCTGTCGGACTGCCATCGACAATCACAGCCTCATCTATATACTCCAGAACCCATCTGAGTGATTGTTCGATAAAAGCTTCTTCATTATAAACTGGCATTAACATTGAAATTTTAGCTGACATCTTGTCCCTCCATTTATGATTGGCGGATTAACAACTGGCTGCCTTTTCCAACTCAGCCACCTTCCCGCCGTCCTGACTAATAATTATACCATACTCGGCTAGAAGTTTCAATACCTCCCCTGTCATGCCTCGCCACGTCAGATTAGCCAGAACGTAGGCAGAAGCTACCTGTCCTTTCCGCTGCGCTTCCATTCTCTGCCCATTGGCATATCGCATTATTGACGCCAAACTATGCACGTCAGGAACGCGCCAATAGCCTGCGGTCTTTGGTAAGCATCTGGATACTGGAGCATACTCCTCTGACATATTGATCCACCATCCATGCTCGTCTGTAAAGAACTCAGAAGGAGACGAGCAACGAGCAACCATCCCCGCCATCCCTGTTGCCATCCCCTCAAACGGAATGAGACCAAATCTCTCAGACAGATGCGGAGACACAATTATATGGTGGTCTCGATAATACTCAATCGGTGACTTGGCAACTCTAGTAGTGAATGTGATCTGAGGATGCCTACCATACTCCCTCTCCAGTTCAGCATACATTGTAGAATTACCTAAAAAGCAAGCGATTGTCAAATGCACAGCGTCTGTCTTTCGGAAAGCGGCTATGAAGGCTTCAGGAACGAGCCAACTCCCTTTCCGAAATTGTGCGTTGCCAAGATGCAAGAATCTGAGAGTGCCTGTCCAGTCCCGTTGAATGTAGTGATATTGTGTGTCATCCACACCAAACGGGATTATATGAATTGGCACATCAATGGGAGCTTCTTTGAAAGCAGTAGTCGCGTGTTGTGAAGGACATATTAGGAAATCGCATTCATTGATATTATCAATCACATCCTGTCGCCCTTCTTTCAAAATGCTGCGCGCCTCAGATAAAGCGATCCCAACCTTGCATTTCACTCTTCGTAGTCCAGACCAATCCCAATGTTTTGGATCACACCACCACATCTCGATAATATCATCGTCTGGCGGTGGCTGAAAGGGATTCAGAGGAATATCACAACCAATATGCCCAAATGCGCGCCTTAGATGATTCCATACAATCGTCCATGAGCACCGCTGTAAACCGTTAATCCGCAACCATATTTTCATAAGCGTTTAACACCCTCTCTGGTGATATGCTTTTCATGCAGATTGGTTCGACCATCTCTCTTGGGCAATGTTCAAACCAATCATCTGTTCTGAATAAACAGCATTTACAATTATATGAGTCTACACAAACATGCCCCGGATACTGCAATAACCGCGAAGCCGTCGATCCCCGAATTACCATCACATTCTTGCATCCCAAAGCATAAGCCATGTGCATAATCCCGCCTTCGGTAACAATTATGCTATGGGCGTTCTTCAATACAATCGCTAATTGCTTTAGATCGGTCTTCCCTCTGAGGTCAATAGCTCCGGGAGTGAATGGATCAAAGCCTGTGCCAACTTGGAGGAATTTCGGATACCCGTCCTCGCTTGCGCTCTCTACCAAGCGATTCCAATGAGGCCAGCATTTCGTCTGTACTAAGCCTTTATGGATTGTGTCAACGCCATTAGCAAAGACGATGTAATCATTACTAGGCAAAAGAGCATTGATCGGATCGCCTTCATCGAGATCAAAAAACAGACCAGTATTTATGGTATCATAAGGCAGACCTAACATCTTGTCGGTCAACTGAATGTGGTGCATCCTAAGAGATGATAGCTGCCCTTGATGGAGAGGAAACTGATCATAGTAGTATTGCCAGGGGGCAAACCATTGAAATCTCTTCCCATACCACTTCGCCACAGCAAACTTAATATCCGCCAGAGCCATGAAGCGATCCTTATATTCTGCCAGCGTATCCTCCCACTTGACATAGCCGACTTGTATAATATCATCAATGTATGGATTCCCCTCAAATAGCTCCGCATGATGTCTTATAATGACTGTGACTTTCTCGTCCCATTTTTCCTTGATCTTATATGCCTGATCTGAGAGAGTAAGAGTACCACCCAGACCGTCAAGCCGCAGGAGACCAATTCCGTTGCTCTTTCTCCGCTTCTTTCGTGGCGGTCGGTCTGGCAATAAGATGGATTCTACCCTATCATAAACATCCGTCACTTTAATCCTACGCAGACATGGACGCCATGAGCAAGGTTTTGGCCAACATGGTTGCTTTGAACAGGGAACTTTGATCCAGTGCGCATTTACATACATGGAAGCCAGAAGGAGCGGATCGGTTGTACCAAATATCGCCAGAAAGGGCGTTCCAACGCCACCAGCAATGTGTAGCCCTGCGCTGTCCATAGTGATTATCAATTTCATGCGTTCGACCAGACTGGTCAGACGATCCAGCGGATAACCCACCACTTGGGATACATTTGGAGAATTGATAGACAACTTCTTTTCGCCATCAAAGCAAAAGACAGCACACCCAGAATTGGCCAACATCTTGACCAGTTTAGCCATGCCGTTCCATGTGCGATTCTTCTCCGCCGCTCGCCAAAAGACACCAATCGGGATCTTTTCACCAGCGGCATTTCTGACAAACGCATCTGCCCATCGTTTTAACTGAGTAGGTATCCAGAGAGTTTGCGGTCTTCCATCCCATTCTATGCCCTCCAAGTCGTGCGCTTGTAAAGCGTCTGATAGCTGATTACAAAACAGTTCATGCTTCACAGTTCCAGAATCATACTTGACTAAATCCATGTTCACAAGAATGTCAGACTCAGGGAGATCTTGATCGCTGTGGTAGATATTATCAATCGCTGGATGTTTCAATAAGGCAGGATATTGGCATCGAACATTTATACAGGCTCGCGGATGGGCAAGCCGCAAGAGTTCAATAGACCGGAGCATAATCGCTACATCACCAATATGCTCCAGATGCCGCTCTATTGTGATAACTTCACTCGTCGTATTCGTACTCGTAGACATTCTCCCTATACCTTCCAGGAGCCACCAATGCCACCATCTTAATATAGAAATCCGATAGAACCATCTCCATCTGGCGCAAGCGCGCTATTGAATAATCGAAAATCGTTCTTGCAGTTTGCTTGATGCTTAACGTATTGCCTAAGTCTAACTGCGGCTGCCATTTGGTCTCCAGCGTGACAAGTGTGTGGCGATGATGCCAAAAGTCAAAGGCTCGAAAGCCAAGACTCTCAGCCTGGTATATATCGTCATCTGTGAGAAAGTTGTTGTCAATCCGCATCGTGCGCCTGCCATATTTCTGCTCTGACGATCCGATCCAAGGCCCCTTATTCATCTTCCAATCAAAGACCAATTCCCTATCACCATATGGGACTTCGATATAATTATAGATGTCATCCCAATTTGGCTCTTTCTGAGCATACTTCAGATTAGCCCCCTCTGCCGGCGCGAAGTTCGCCAAGACTTCATGGATCTCCCAGATTCTATCATCCTCAGAATGCGTTGCTGCTGTGGATTCCCAAGCTCCACGCGTACAACCTGTGAAGTCATTGCCGCTAATCCCTGTATGCTTAATCACTTCCGTGCCGATCTGAATCATACCATCGCTCTCAAAATCGTCTATATTCGTCCCATCAGACGGGATTGTTACTACAGAAGCGTTAATATTAGATGCCAAGACAGAAGTAGTAGAAAGCCGCTCACGCCAAAAGACTACCCCTTCTTTGGAGACGCCTAACTCAAAATTAGCCAGCTTCGCCAATTCTGAAAGCACATCCCAGACTTTTCTGCCATTCAGATTCGCTTCCCGGACTATAGGCACAAACGTCTTTGCATAATGGCCGAGGGAGTATCCATACTTATCATCATAGCGCACAATCTTGTCAGTGGCGATATAAAAGATCGCCTGATCGCTGCTTCTGTAGACCATAACAGCAGAATGTCCTGAGACTTCATCTCTCAGAAAGTGAGTATCCTCTGTTACTGGTCGCAAAGAGAGTGCTCCCATGTCTTCAATCTCATTATCGCCAATCTTATAAATATGTCCAGTCCCTTCATCTTGATCGCCATCCATAGCAACTCCAGTTCCCCTAATCATCCAGACATGCCCATCATAGATAACTCCGCCGCAGAATCGCCCATGCCAGGCATCGTATTTCTTGTCTCCATATCCATCATGCTGGATTAGATCCGTTTCTGTGATGAAGTCTTTATCAATGGAGCAGAACCAGCAATGCCAGTTGACGCTAATCCTCAGAATGTTCATATAAATCTTCCCGTCAGTGGAATTATAGATACAATCCACAGGGATCAATAAATCTACCGAATTCTTGATGAATCCATGATCAACCCATGTGCCGGTCGATTTTGTGAGAGTTTCATATCTTATCTCATATCCGCCGCCGCCAACGTCTTTGGTATAGAAAAATTCTATCGTTGTGCCAGTGTCCACAAAATCCGACCTACCGTTGGTACTTAGTGAACGAGTGTACTTTGTAGGCGATCCACCAGTGAGGGCGATCTTTGCTATGCCCCGATTGCCGCCAGAATCTCTGAATAGATACCAAACAACTGAATTAGTATCATCAACTGTGAAGTTTGGCCACTGACCACCTTCTTGATCTGTCTCATCGCCATAGTTGCGATAGTCTGCGCCGCCAGTAACATCTCCAGTAAGCAGAAATGATATTGCCTCTCCATCGAATTTGAATATGCTGCGATATGTCCCTGAATCTGTCTTGCCACTAATCCCATAAACGTTGCCACTGGCGTCCAGACCGAGTTTATATATGAAATTATCCGGCCCCAGATTGGCGAGCAAATCGTACTTCTCACCATCCCATTTGATTAGATATTTTCCAACGCCAATATAGATATTCCCGGAACTATCCACAGCCAAAGCATAGGCTTTCATTCCCGGAATCATCGTAAGGCTGCCACCTTGATATGCGCTGGTTACTTTGCCGATATTGATGGGGATTGTGCGCCCCAGATAATCTGCCAAGACCGCCTCTTCAACAAGAGTTGTAGCGAATCCCTCCGCTTCCAGTAATCGTTTAGCAAGTGAGTAGTATGTTATTGTGCGGAAACAACTTTTATATGTAGAGGTTAGTGTTGTCAGATCAGTAGGAGCGGCAAGTAGTTCTAAGACGCCAGCATCATAATCAATAAAGCCAGTAGTTTTCTTATCTACGTTCGGAACTCCCAACAGCGTCCCTTCTTCAACAATATCAATCTGACCATCGCTTGACGTGGCATTTTCAACACTGCCTTCTGAGAGAGGATATGCCATAAATTGGAAATATCGTCCGTCGGTTGCGCTCCCATCCATAAGCGTCAAGGCGACTTCTGTTTCATTGTCATGCGCTGCTGGCGTTGTACCGAACCTGCCCCTCATGCAGCCTTTCAACGTGCTATTTTCATAATAACTGTAATAAATGATTTCATCATCTAACTCGACAAATCCAAATGGTGGAAAAGCACCAGGATAGTTACCAGTAGGGTCTCCACTCCTGGTGTTCTTAACGGGAATATTTGGCTCTTGTGTTCCATCCCAAGCGGCGGGAATAGGAGCGGAAGTATAGCAAAATGTGTCTCCACCATAAAGCCGCTCATTAGTCCATTGCTCCCCGAAATCTTCAATCTTGGCATCCCTCAGCTTTCTGGATACGCATTGGAGATCGATAGTCGCTACATCATCTTTGAGTGTTGTGTCAATATCTACCAGAACACCATAAAAGACAGTAACTAAGATTTCCTTTTCATCTCCTTCTGAAGTCCTGTAACCGCACTTGATAACCACCGGGACTTTATAACCATCCTGAGATCTGCCAAGAGTGCCCACAAAGAAATTGCTGGCGTTATCTATATCAAATCTCGCATCCTCATTTTTCAAAGATATTTGACAGTTATTTGCCGTGAAAACATTGGGATGTAGAGCTTGCTCCACTTGCCACAGGATTCTATCGAAATTGCTGACCCAATTGGTGATCTCATGCTCTCCATCGCCGCTATCCAGCATATATGCCCGTCTCACCGGCAACCAGTGTGGCTTCCGTACTTCTGCCATAAAGGCTGCCATATCAGCAGGAATTGTAAGATAAGCAGTAACGCTAGTTTGAGTCGCCGCTGTGCCAGCCAGAAGAAATGTGCCTGTAAGATCAGCAGTTACAGCGGTCGTTGTGTTTGATGATCCATCGAATCCAATGGAAATCTCAAAGCTACTGAGGGCATCATCATCCGGTGGCCCACCGCCCAAGTCAGGCTCTCCAGCGACGGTAAACAGATAAGGAGTGCCACCAATTTTCACAAGATCGCACCCCTTAACGTTATTCAAATAATTAGGAGAGCCAGCCCCATAAATCCTACCAACAAAGCTAGCAGAAGCAGGCGTGGTAACATCGAAGGCAGACACATTATCTGTGTCGTGACAGGCGACTGTGGCATATTCTTTCCCTTGAATTGTAATAACAGCAACACGTCGAGGAGCGTCCAGATAATAAGGAGCACCGGAGCCTACAAAGGTTTTTACAAGGGTAGGACTAGAAGGAGTGGTTATATCAATAATAGTAAACGAGCTATCGTTAATACTACAGACGAAAGCATAGAAATTGCTCCCAATTTGTTTGAGTTTTACATCTCGGGCATGATCAAGGTAATTAGGACTACCGGCACCGCTTATAACTCCTACGTGAATAATATTATCATAATCTGATATATCAAAGATCGTCAATGCGTCATCATACTCGGCAGTAAGGATAGCATACTCTGTACCGTCTATCACAATGCACTCAACACTGGTTGCGTAGCCAAGATAGTTGGGAGAACCAAAACCACTTATATCTCCCTTCTCAGTAAAGGTAGCGTTATCCACATCAAACAAAACTAACCTGTGTTTGCCACGTACAGCAACCGCAGCGATTTTCGTACCGCCAATATCAATCACTGATACGTCACGCGCGCCAGTTAAATCTGTCCAGTCTTGGAAGTAAGTTTTGTGAGAAGCACTGGTAGGATCATCTACGTCAAACATCGTGACAGCACGGCTGTCTTCAGAGGCTATAATGCAGTACAGTTTGTTATCGCTGGCCTCATATATATCTAAGCCGTGAGCAGCGCCCAAATAGTAAGGTGAGTGATTACCGCCATATGTACTCCAACCAACTTCATACAGAATATTCGAGGGATCAGTAACTTTGAAAATACTAAAGTAACTAAGAGTACCTGTTGTGAAGCCTTCAGTGGTGACAAAGGCCCAGTAATCGCTCCCTATTTGCAGAACTTTGACACACTTTGGCCCGTCGAGATAATAGGGAGAGCCTTTACTTTGTACTGTGTCCTTGTGGATAAATATGAAAGACAAGATGTCTCCTAATCTAAAGTAACATCTAAGTCCTGGTCGCCAAACTTGGCCGTGTCGCCATTGCCGATCACTTTGGTTTCATCAAGGACACCATAGAATAGGACATTGCCAACAGTAAGAGCGTCAACCAGAGCAAAACCAGTTATCGTTCCCCAAGCACCGGTAGCTGTGACAAAGGTAATGATGCCATTGTTGCTCGATGCTCCAGCGGCAGCAGCATTCCAACTATTGTGTAACTTACGGGCATAGCTTCCACCAACAGGCTCAGTAATCGTAGACCCCGTATCAGCGTCGCCTATAGCAGCAGTTACTAGAGCAACATAGATATTGGTCGGCACAGTATATGCGCTATTCTTGAAAACATGATCAAGCAACTTATTGGCGAGGTAGTTACTGACACCGCCAGTGTTAACTGACACAGCAATGCTCTGAGCCACAAAATAGAGAGTATCTCCTGTGCTCACAGTCTTAGGCACAGTCAATGCTCCATGAGCGAGCATATTGCCCCCACTAATAGCATCCATTATAGCGATATGTGTTATGTTGCCCCATGAGCCAGTAGGGACAGCGAAATTCACCTGATTGGTATTTCGGATCAATCGGCTGGCTGCGGTATCCCAAACATTACACACAACGCGGGCATAACTCCCACCGCTTGGCTCTGCTAATCCTGAGCCATCATCTAACGGATCGGCTGTGGAAAGGGCGATGTAAATGTTAGTCGGCTGTACAAATGCGCCCACTTTCAGAACGTGATCGAGCAGTTCAAGCTCCAAATAATCACTCAGAGATCCCATCTTGGTCTCCTCCTCTCTTCAATTGGATATAATTCTTGCTCACAGAATGTGCTCCAGAGGCCGCCATCGCGATCACAATTCCTCTCACAATAGCACTCCAGAGAGACATCGAATGACTGATCAATGCCTCAATAAGAGACATGCTAAGAGCCACCAGAAAACACACCAGCGGAGCGAATCGCTTTTTGTCTATACATGCTGGTGGAAGCCTCATAACCAAGTCGGTGAGATATTTCACCATCGCTATTCCAACAATAGATTTGCCTTGCTCAATCATGCCCTTTCTCCCTGTTTGGCTTTTCCTTTGTCAAGGAGCTTCAGAAATTTGTATAAACCCCTCGGCTGTCTTGAAAGCGAATGCGGAGAAGTTGATAATAACATTATCCACCTCAGAAGTGTCTGTCTCCAGATTGAGCCGAAATGACATGACATCATATATCTCAATGTCATTACCACCGCCGGGATTATAGTCAATAGTAAACAATGCCTGGAAAGTTTTATACTGTGGCGATTTGCCGACTATGGTTGCCTCTTCCAGAGTTTGTGTCTTGCTCGCAGTATCGCCTTCACCCTTGTAATAGCAAAGCAATTGCAGATCGACTGTATCTGAATCAGCCCCGCCTGTGTTATCCACATTGACTTCAAAGGAAATCCCCATCCTCAAGTCGGATGCAGCATCCCAATTAGGACAAACGCGCACACTGAAATATAAATATTCGCCAGCAGCATCTAGCTGATAACCACCTATAGTATTCGCGCCCGGAGCCGTCCATGTAGCTCCGCTCGCTCCCGGAGATGCTTCGAGCATATCTATGTAGTGGCAAAACCACCATTTGCTTGTAACACCTTCAAAATCTCCACCCGCTGTCACCTTGAACTGGTCTGTCAATCCCCCTGCTCCATCGCGTGTGGAGAAATACAACTCAGTGCCGCGCTCGGACGATCCCCAATTGGCGTCTGCTTTGGCATAAACCCTAGCACCATCATCAAAACTGTTGTCGTCATATCCATCGAAATCTATCGTCCCAAGAATAGCACCTTGATCCACCGCCGTAGGTAAAGCTTCAGATCCGTCGGCCTTTCTCAAGGTTAATAACGGCGTTGTTGTTTCCGTGTCATGGTAGGCACTAATATAACTGGTAGCGTTGGCAGAATCTTTACTTATCTCTAATTGCCCGTCTGGTGAAGTAGTCCCTACACCGAAATCATTTGACGCAGCGAGAGTGGGCGCAGTTATGAGGACAAGCCCGTCAGTGGTGTTATCAATCAGTTCGCTGTTGGAAAGGACAACATCCGCCGTTCCAATTGTTGCGCTACCAAGATCAATCCCATAACTAGCAATAGTACCAAGCATATCAATGCCATTGGTCAAAGTCCCACCGGCCCCATTGATCTGAATAGCGTTTGGCATTGTGCCGTGATTGGCGATATATAGACCCGATCCCTGCATTGTCGTGCCACTGTTTGCGGTGATATAAACAATATCACTCACGTTAGCATTACTTTGAGTCTCAAATCTGGCGACATGAATATCTGTGCCATTAGGGGAGGTATCTGATCCCTTGAAAATCGCTTGGAGGGCATAGGCTGGCTTGTCTAAGGCTGTGTAGCCAGCACTTCCAGCGTTTAACACAAATTGACCACCAAACCAGCAGCCTGTGGATGGCTGAATATCCGCCGCTCTTGTCAGTTCTACTTTGACACCATGAACCCACGCTCCTTGCTGTTCGGTGATATTATACTCAGCTTTGAAGGCTTGCGCTATTTGTGAACTGACAATGACGCTAGCTCCTATGATTGTAACATCCACAACTGACTGAAATGATCGCCACACATATAGATTCCGGGCATGGACATCTTTGCCTCTTCCCTGAGACCAAACAGGGAGAGCAAAAGCCAGAAGCAAAGACACAATAAGGGCAAGTGAAAATAGTTTCCTCATAACATTCTCCTACCTTCCGTGTGCTTGATAGGTGATCTCAATCACAGCAGCGCAAGCCGCCGCTCCTGTTTGGATTGAAATATCACCTACAATCTCAAGTGCTCTATCCTCGTTCACATAATCCCACTCCGTAGCGTTGAGCTTTCGCGTCTCTGCCTGCACAGCAATATCTTCATAGACGATATGCTTCGCCAAACGCTGATAGCTCCGGTATATCCGCATATCAGACTTTGTAGAGACCGCCGCTCCATTGGCTGGATTGATATGCGAGACAGTAATGCCTGTGATCTTCATCCCGCGTGGGATGGCATTACCATCAATATCCTCGGTTATCTCGAAGTTCGTAGCCGCCGCTCCTGGCGTAAATGATCCCGATGTGGGAACTTGCAGAATTGCCGATCTTATTTTAGCTCCAATTAACTGTTGTATAGCCATGATACCCTCCTAACATTCCTTGAACTAAAGACACTTTATCCAACGCCAAGCCGCATCCCAAAGCCATCTTCTGTCGCTGTCGGTCTACTATAATCCCCATTAGCAGCATCATTATAGAGCGGATCGTAGGATTTATCATTATCTCCAATCTCCGCATTATTGCGATCCGTCCCGTTGTTGTGAAAGAGATTATAGTCAAAATGGTTATTCTTGTATTCACTATCCAACGTTATGCCATAAGTGACATTATTGCTGAATATGTTATTCCTGAAGACATCGCCATAAGAAGCATTACTATCGAATCCTTTGTCATTGGCATCTATCGTGTTATGCTCAATAGCGAGGAAGCTCATACCATCGGCTACTATACCGGCCGCTGTATTATGATCTATTACACAATCTATAATATGAGTATGACTGCCATTTGACAGAATGGCAATTCCCTCATTGCTATGATGGGCACGGCATTGCATAAATTTACAAGCATATGTCGCTCCGAAAGCTCGCCCATTTGCTGATTTGCCAACGCAATCAATCAATCTAACACCGTCAACGCGAAAAGCCCTGTCAGTAGATAATGCACCCGTATTTTCCCAATCGAGATTGATACCTACACAATAGGTACTCATATAACATCCATTACTATGCGTAGTAGTACCTCTCACGTTTTTCATCAAGTTATACGTGCCTAAACTCCACCCGTTGCCTCCCTGCGCGATGAGCGGCCGCGATAGACCAGTCGGATTGTCTCCTCTTGCGGAGGAGTAGCCAATAATCCTGCTCTGAGTCGTGCTATTCCCATTGGCGAATGTAATACTACCAGCAAGCGTATATGTGCCAGCTTTCACATATACGATATTACCAGCAATCAGAATACTGTCCATCACTTCAAAACCGGCAAGGCAGCCACCAAGCCTACCTGTCCCGTTAGTAGTGCCAGCACTGGCCCATGCTCTATCTAAAAGAAGGTAACTTCCATCGCCATCACTGCCCTGCCCTTCAACGTGATAGAAGCCTGTCAAGACATTTGATCCAGCGGAGAACTGGATGCCATTATCTATCTTTTCAGACGTTAATTGAGCACCGCTAGCGACAGAATACGCTCTATCGAGCTTGCCAGCAACAGCCTTCCAGTCGCTCAAATCCAACTGTGGAGCGGCTTGTTGTGAAAAGTCCGTACCTGAGCCACCGAGTTTGAATAGACCAGAGTTGAGGTCGTTTCCAACTCCGCCTTGAAGTTCCCAAACCATTGCTGCTGGTAGAGTCATATCATATCACTCCTCAGTATTCCTCAAATAAAAGGCGGCCTGCAAATCCAGCCCCACGCCAGCCGTCTTGATAAACTAATGGAAAGCTCTTGTCTCCCCAGATAACACGAAGCATCTTTTCTGGATAGTTCTCCCAATCTGCCCAAATTGTCAATAGAGGGCGGATTACTGGAGTCGAAAACAATGTGTATAAATTCCCACGCGCTGTTATATCCAGTCGGTCAAAAGTCATCTCAATATCATCAAAAATTCTGTCTCCAGCGAAGCTAGTCATTTGACCATCGCCAAGCTGATATGCCCCGCCTATCCTGTCATGACTGGGCATTTCGACTCTGGCAGGCATGGCTGGCAGTGTATTCAAGACCAATCGCTGTTTCATAAGCATCACTTCATAGAACTTGACATTTGACCCACCTGCTGTTTTGCTGTTCACTAAGATTCGCCAATATCGTTTAGTCGCTGCGGTAAAGGCAAAGGAGTAATTGATCCCATCAGCATTGCCTGTTGTTGTGTCGTCTGCTTGTGTCCATGATGTGCCATTGTCGGAATGATAAACAGTATAGGTGGCAATATTGTCTGACTTAAACCAGATTGAGTCAATTTCATAAGCAGCGCCCAAGTCAAACTTCATCTCAGGATTCGCATGAGCAATTTCGCAGTAAGTCGATTTGTCATAATCTACAGCGTCAGCAGCAGGATGCCCTGATTGAGGAGTCCCTACCAAGACAGAAGCAACAGCATCGAATTTATATGTGTATGATTGCGTAAAGAAATATATCGGATAAGGCACAATTTCTTCACTGACGGCGGCCGCCTGCTCTTGCCACGCGCCAATATATTTCTTCCTCTGCCACGCTCCAATAAACACCTTGCTCTGTGCCATTAGTAAGCGTCTCCTCTGTGCCTCACTCTATCATTCCTACGTTCAAGCACCGAATGTAACTCTCTGCCATCAATCTGTAGATTGAATGATGGCGGCTCTGAGAGTATCTTTTTCAGCTCATGTAATACATCTTTAGTCTCACTATCCGCTTCGGCACGACCATCGCCAGCAGTCGCCCGCGCACGGTCTGTAAAACCCTTCTGGAAATTCCGCAGCATATCATCAGCCGACCTCTGCCCCAGGTCGGTGGAAGCCCTAAATGCTCCAGCCATCTTTGCTTTGTAATCATTGCGTGGATTGTCAAACGAAGCACCGAGCATCATTGCTGTACTACTCCCATACGCTTTGGCAAGAGCATCATTAGCCGGATTATCAAACCCAAAGAGACCAAGCGACAATTCACCCGGAGCGATGCCACCTAACGCTGCCCCCCATCCACCAGTCGCTACTCCCAAGCCAAGCCTCGCCAATCCACTAGCAACCTGAGCAGCCAGCATATCTGAAAGCATTTGAATGAACATAGACTTGACGCGATTCATCAGAGATTCCCAAGCTCCCTCAACTCCCATCATGCCGGCAACCATATCATCAAAAAATGGAGCAAGTGTGCCTTCCATATCTTTGATGGCAGCTTCTTCTGCTTTTCTGCGCTTTTCGGTTTGCTCATTGATAAAATCTGTTACCCATTTCTCAGTCTCTTGGCGTTCCTTTGCTTCTTCTTCGCGAATCTCCGCTCCACGCTCTGCCATCTCTTGCTGTTTTTCTAAGTCGGCTTCATTCATCGCTGCATAAAAGGCGTCACGTTCCATCAATTCCTGTTGCTCTTCTTCCCAAGCCGCTTCACGGATCTCTTTTTGCTCTTCCATAAACGCTTCTATATCTTCCTTCACCTTCTGCTGCTCTGCTTCACGAATAGCTGCCCCCCGTTCGGCCATTGCTTGCTGTCTCGCCAAATCCTTTTCGGCCATCTCAGCATAGAAGGCATCGCGCTCGGCAAGTTCTCTCTGCTCGTCCTCGCGTTCTTTCTCACGCTCTCTTTCTTCCCGTTCCCGTTTCTCTTTGGCATCTGCCTCGATTTCGTCCTGATACTTTTTATAGTGGATGATTTGTGCTTTTCTTATTCCTTCATCTGTCACGCCCAACTCTGTGAGTCTCTTTTTCTCCGCTTCCCATTGCTTGTCTAAAAGCTCCTTTTCAGAAGACATCACTTTTTCATATTCTGCTTCAATTATCTTTAATGCAGCCGCCGCAGCCTCAGCGCCTGCTTTGCCGGCGTCTTCTGTTTCCACGTCGAGACTATTCATCTCTTTAGTCAATGCTGCGATCTTGTCCTTCTGAATATCAGCAAACTTACCAATGCGATCAGCTTCTCGCACATATTCTCTGGCAGTGAGCTTGCCGTCCCGAAATTCTTGGTTAAGCTCTCGTAGCCTTTTGGTGAAACCAGCCAGAGTGCTTTCATGCGCTTCGACGCGCCCAGATAGTGACTCATATTTATCAGCAGCCGTCTCCAGATTCTCGGTATACTTCTTAATCTCCGCGTCAATCATAGCCTTTCTGAATTCACGCATGTCCTCAGTGGCTTGCTTCTGCTTTTCACTGAAATGTGTAAGGGCTATAGTAACACCAGCGACCGCCGCTCCCACAGCCACCAGACCCAGGCCGACAGGCCCGGTCGCTACGGTCGCGAAAGTCGCCCAGGCTATTGCCAGTTTGGGTAGTATCAATGCCAGAGCCGTAGCAGCAACAGTAACGCCTGAAAACGCTATGCCAATCGCCGTTCCCCATGCGACCATCCGCTTCTGAGTGTCTGAAAGTGCCTGCAATCGCTTAATAAACTCATTCAGAAAGATAACCGCAGGCCCGGCGAACGTCTCTCCCATAACTATGCTCAAATCCTTGAGATTGTTTTTCAAGACCTTCCACTGGTTGACCAGAGTTTTTTCCATTCTCTTATAGGCGTCTTCAGTCGCGCCAGCCGAGTTGGCCACCTCCGCCATAGTTACCCTGAAGGCATCCAGATTGGTAGCCATGACTGTGATGGCTCTGGCGGCTCTGATGTCAAATCCCATTTGCTTCATCAGATCAACGCGAGCCTCTTCTGTCATGCCTTCCATTTTCTTAGCGATCTGCTCCATCACATTGATGATGCCAAGATATTCGCCCTTTTCTCCAAAGACTCTGACGCCCATGTCTTTTAATTTGGCTGCCTTCTGGCCAAGTCCATCAAGTGCTCTGGCAAATGAGACTGAGGCCATTGCGGAATCCATAGCGTTCTTTGTTAAGAACGCGATAGACCCGTAAACCTCATCTATCGTAGATCCCATCTTGGCAGCCGCAGGCAAAACTTGCCCCATCGCGCCAGCAAGCTCTGAGAATGTCACCTTACCAGCGCGAACTGTGGAGAAAGCCACATCAAAGACTTTATCAGCCTCATCAAACGCCATGCCTAATGCGTTGATCGTTCCGGTTGCAAGATTCGCCGCCGTCTGGACATTTGAGACGCCAGCAACAGCAGCAACGCCGGATTGCTTGAGCATTTTAAGGCTTTTGTTTACAGGGACACTTGCGGAGAGTAGGTCGTAGAGAGCGGTGTTTAGAATCGAAACGCCTTGCGGAATTGTGCGGGATATTTCTCGAACGCCTTTGGCGAGGAGCGCTGTGTTTTCATCCACATTCTCCCGAACCATTGTGCTCACTGTAGCCACTTCATGGCCAAATCTGGCAAAATCTACGGTTGCCTTGATTGCAAGAGCACTAAGCGCCGCGAAGGTTACTCCAGCAGCAACTCCTATGCCCTTGAGAGCACCCTTCGTCTTTTCGGTTTCTTCCCCCAAATCCTCGACATTTTCTGTTGCTTCTTTCAAGGATTTGTTGGTCTTAGCAATATCAGCGCGTACCTGAGAGAGAGCAGGTCTCGCCATATTCCGCCCAGAGATACGCATTGAGAGATCAGCCATTTATCATCTCTGGTCAATACATTGACCAGCCCTCTTCGGCTATTTGACGCCAAATATCGCCTTGATTAGCGTAGTATAGTATTTCATCTCAAGCCGTTTTTCTTCGGCGCGATTCTGGTGTTCTTCTCTCGCGCCGTATTCAAAGATGATATTATCAATCGCAAGCCGGATGTTAGGATTCCGCCTTTTCGGAAACAGTAGTTCCGATGGTCTCTGCTGGTATGCCTTCGCTATCTGATGGATTCTGATCGCGCTCTGCTGGTTCTCCTTCACCTTCTTCGCGAAAAAAGTTCACCATGCCGATCTCCTCATTGCTTGCCGTCAATCGGATGATAGCGTTGAATACTTCACAGAGATCCTGGAATGGCAATAGCCACACGGAAATTTCTTCAGCAGATTTATCGCAATCGCGCTGGTCTTTATCGACAAACTTCAGCGATATGACTCCAGTGCAGATAACCTCTCTTGCGAACGCCTGGAAGCTATCTCCTATGAGGAGATCCACTTGCTGATCCGTAGGCAATGAGTCGAGTTTTTGCAAAGCTTCGAGCGGATTCTCTATGTCCAGACCAAACCCTATCAGAGCTTTGGCTAATGGTGAGCCTATGAGTGCCATAAAATCGCCCGGCGATAGACCCTGGACTTCAAAGGTCTTGCCCGACGATGTTTTGACATAGCAGGTCTTGTAACCTGCCAGAAATTCATCATAGCTTGTGAGGTCAGCGTTGGAAGTAGGTTCAGCAGACTTTTGACCCTTCTGAGGCTCCCCCAGAGATTCAAGCAACCGTGCCTGATCCTCCGTTTCCTTTGTGCTGGCGGTGGCTCTGTCCTGTGCCAATTTTTTAGCGTCTTCAATTCCCATGACTTTTGCTCCTTTCTAGTGTTGTCTACACACCTAATATTATACACCAAGAAAGGATAATATGCAAGTCTTTCTGGTCAAGATTATTGTCTATAGAAATAAGACGCCAGATCGGTAATGTGCCAGATTACCATTATATCATCCCATACTGGATGGATTGGCTCAGGTTTGCTGTTGGGAATCTCTTTGTAGAGAACAGCCTTGTCCTTGATTCCAGCAACAGCTTGCTTTGTAGCAACTATCGCTATAGCCTTTGGCAGGACTGTGTTTTTCCTGCTTGTATCAAAGACGAAAGACCGCTTCTGACCAGTCTGGTCAATAGTAACCCGGATTCGGCACTGACGCCAAAGAACGCCGCGCGGGATTACAAGATCAATCCCATCAGCTAACCGAAACTTGCCGCCATTCTCACTGATGTTGTAGTTCACAGACTCAGCCATGTTACCAGACCTCCCTCTGGTCAATCAATAGATTGACTTCTGAATTGACCAGTATTTTAGACCTCGCCAGCTTCCGTGTTGACCAGAGTAACTTTCATTTCATCACTAGTCGAAGCCGCTGCGCTTCTGATCGGCTCTAGCGACAACTCTTGTGTTAGTTCTGCGAAGTCAGTCACTTCTGGATCAGGAAATGCTTTGATCTGACATCGTGGCATATCTATCTGTATGCTGAATTCGGCCCCCGCATAAGGCAGTCTATAAGCCAACAATTTCGCCTGCACGACCTGATTGTGATACATCTTCAAATCATAGTCGGGATTTGTTGTGTCATAATCCACAGCAACGGTCAGACCGGTGCCTCGCAAGCTCTGTCTTGTTGGCTTTGCTTCTGTCCTGATATTCCTGTATCTCCGAGGATAGCCAAGATTGTGATTGAGATTGAGAGTGGCTGTTTCAATCCCTATTGCCGTAGCACTACCCTCCAGGTAAAGAGCCAAACCCCATCCTGGAAAGATCTCTTCAGTAATTCTGGTGTATGCGCTCACATCAGTGGGCGTTGCGCTTACAGTTGGCGTCGTGCCAGAAGCAGGAACTTTGTAGCGATTCCATCCTCTTTTGGCAAGCAAGCTCATTGTCAGCGTCAATGTATCGCCCAAATCCAGTGTTGCTGCACTAACCAGCGCGCCTATGTAAACGCTTGGAATTCCAGCCTTCACCATCTCTATTGTGAGACCGTTAAGGACACCATCGCCCAGAGCAATTATATGAGTGAAGGTGTTTCGATCTGACTTGATCAATAGCGTTGTAGCGACACTGAATCCAGACGGGTAGGTAATTCCAGCAGCATCCACCGTCTCGAAATATTTGGTAGTAGTCTCTGTAGCAGACGCGTCAAATACCAAAGCCTCAGTGATGATAGCACCGTTTTGATCCGTTCCCACTATTGTCATTGTTCCCGAATCAGCTTGATCCAATGTAAAGATCAACTTACCCGGTGCACTTACTGGATCGGTCGCTCCTGGCTGTGTATCTAGCGTAATCGGTGACGAAAACGCTTTTCCTGCACCTGCTCCGTCACCAAAGACCTCCTGCGCAACGAAATCAGTGGAACTGGTCTCGCTCGCCGTCGCGTGCATGATTTGTGCCCACAATTCAAACATATTGTCAACGTGTAACTGCATGACAATATCGCCGCCAGCAGTGATCCAGTTATTCATCTGGCGCAATGGCGATGGATTACCATGAAACCGCTCAGGCACGACTGGAGTAGATCCCGACCGTAGGGTCTGACTGATAAACTCGTAAATTATTTGCTCCATAGCCGCCGTCAAGACAGGCGTGTCCCAGTCTGTGCCTTGAACGCCGATTATGAAATAGCTTGAGTATCCGAAGCCTGGCATATTGATTCCTCCTTACGTCCTCTCTTCGATCTTGAACACAAAATCGAGTTGTACTCCGCGCACGAATGGATTGGTAAGCATAGCCATCACGCCCAAAATGTTCGGTGTACCAATCCGGCCAATAGTCCAATCTTTGACGCCAGATACAGCGAAATGGTTTTCCTTCTTGGTAGTCCAGAAGACATACTTAATATCTGCCGCTATGTCTCCAATCCCCTTATTATCCGAACTTCCATCGTTGAACACAAGATTAGTCGGATCGCCGCGATCAGCAAAAGTCATAGCAACACAGGCAATCACAAACTGATGTTGCCATACTCTGGGAGCAGCGTAAGCATCTATCTCTGCCTCTCCACCATATTCGATAAAGACCCAGGGATAAAGCGAAGGAGCGAACAGGTTATCTGTGAGTGGGAGAAAACCCCGCTGCTTTGTCTTGAAATAAGCAAAGGTAGCATGGTTTTCCAAAGTTGTGAAAAACTCAGTGTAAATATTCCCCTCTACATCCCCAAAAGCCATCGCTACCCCCTCCCGCGAAAATACCGCTTCGCTTCGCTCTGGATTTTCTTTTTCAGATACTTCTCCAGAGAAATCACAAGCAGCGCGTTGAGTTTGCTATTGTTTTCCAGTAATTCAAAGACCGGTCTTGCCGGCAACCTCGACTTCGTGCTACCTCTTTCATGTACTACAGGATAGGGAAACCCAAATTGAGCGGCAAACCATCCTAAGTCAACTCCCCAGATCATAAAATCCCGGTGTACTTCAAAGATGTTGCCATACATTTTCCGTGTCGCTGCTTGCATATACCGATCTTGGCGTCTGAGGATGGTCTTTCCAGGATAGCGTTTTGCCTTCTGACGTGCATATGCTGGCGAAAGTGGAGGCCATCTGCCATACCCTTCCGTAGCAAAGATTTTGGCGATTTCTTGGGCGACCACTGGCTGCGCTCCTTCTTTCCAAAATTCCCTCAGATCGTCAAGGACATTTTTCTCGACGCCGGTGATAAACCTCTGCAAGTCATCCAGAGAAGGTGTAACGTCAAATGTCAGATCATACATTCGGCACAATACTCCTCTCGCGCATCTTAGACAAAATGAGCCGCTGCCACAGCGGAATGGATCTCGCTGTTGCATTATCCAGCGTTTGATCAACAAAAATCGCCTGGAGTTTTCCCCATGCTTGGTTAGCGTAGCGATCAGTCCATTCTGTGAGATCATTCCCCATAGATGCGCCCATGCGTCCTCGGCCAATTCTGGCGGCGGTCAGCATAGCCGCAGCAGAGACTAATACTTGAGCGGGAGCGTAGACCGACAAGACAAGCGATACGGAGAGGTATCGGAATATATCATGTACTACCATATTCTCCATCCTGATCGCATCAGCGACAGCATATGTATCACTTGCTGTGTCGCCAATATCTATGGTGGATTCTCTATCCAGAAAGACCTGGATGTCTGCCTCAGTACACCAGATATAACCGAAATAGGCATCACAAGCTGCTATTACTGTGCATGTGCCTTTAAGGGCCACGTCTGCCATTCCCTCACCTACCCTCTCGTCCCATATGGAACGCGTTTGACCAGGGCGTTGAATTTATCTAGTGACTCCCCCGCGAGTGTGCGATACCGCTTTGAGGAGTCACCAAAATTCACAGTTGTTGACGCTCCATCTGGGCTACGGTCAGTGATGCTAATAGGCGTTTGCGACTCGCCCGATTCTGCATTCTCAGCCGCCGCTGAAGCCTTATTCTGGAGAGCCAAATACTCGATGTAATGAGCCAGAGCCTCCAAACCCGTATCTTTGATGGTCTCCATCGTGTGGAGCATGGCATATTCGATGTCAAATGCTGTGTATGTTTCCACTGTGCCGCTTCCCTGCTGTGTTGACAAGGGATCTGTGTAATACTCTTGCTCCAGCAGTCCTGCGTAGGAACTCATAACCACATTCCCAGGCTTGATCTTCTCTCCATTGCCCTGGTTCTCAATGGCGAAGCTAATTTGGTTGCCAGTGGATGAAGAGCGGAGCTTGATAATCCTGAGCGCACCAGTAGGATAGTCATATAGTTCTTTACCAGATACGACAGCATTATCGGGACTTACTTGAAGCTCTGGCAAGGTCAACGAATATGCCCGTAAACCAATATCAATGAAAGTACCAAGCACACCATCGCTGAATCCAGATAGCAAACCTGATCTAACCTTCAACTCAACAATATACTCTGCCTTTGTGACACCTGACATATTGCACCTACTGTATCTGACTGGTCTATTCAGAGGTAACTATGAATAGACCAGAATCTTTGATGCTATTCTGGGAGATGAGGCGTTAACCATTCGCTAATGGCAAAGCTCAAGTCGCCAGAGACATCCTCTTGAGCGACCGTCAAATCACGTTGCCGCAGTAGCTCTGCGAGGCAATATTGCATTTCATTTTCGGGAAGTACAATAGGGTCTGCCTCAAGGTCAACGTCGCCAATGTAAATATTGACATACCAACGCCTATTATCCATCGGATTCCCAACATCATTCAATTCAGAATGGCTATTACCATCAATAGCAGTAGTGACAATGTCAAGATTCACACCGGGAACACTGGGAATTTGTGGTGTGGAACCTGTGGCAGTTATTACCACGTCCGGTTTTGATCGTTTAACTGTTTCCAAGGTCACTTCCTTCCCAAGCTCAATCTTGACACCCAGCTTGGTAATTTGGATTCTGAGGTAGCGN